AGAGTTACATATAACTACGCAGAAGGTGTATGGACTACAGGGTCATTAGCTCGAACAACATACGTTGACGCTTACGTATTTGATAATCCTTACGCAACAGAATACGCAGCAACAGGCACACCAAATTTTCCAATACAAGGTATCACAAACAGATTTGGTGCAACGACATATTACTCTCATGAAGATGGCACTGATCAAGTTGCAGACGGCACAACAACTGCGATACAAGCTTTTATTACATCAGGAGATTTAGATATTGATGATGGTCAGATATTTTCTTCTATTAGAAGATTTGTGCCTGATTTTAAATATCAGACAGGTAATTCTAAAGTTACCTTGTTTATCAATGATTATCCAAACAATACAAAGGCAAGCTCCCCTCTTGGACCTTTTACTGTTACGTCCACAACAGACAAAGTAGATACAAGAGCTAGAGGTAGACTAATAGCTGTTAAAATTGAAAACGAAGCTGCAGGCGAAACTTGGAGATATGGAACTTTAAGAATAGATGCACAACCAGATGGTAGAAGATAATGGCAAAGATAACTATATTCATACCAGAACCAAAAGATCAATACGAAGCAGAAAACCAAAGGCAGATTGTTGCGTCTTTAGATAGTATGAAAAATCAACTTAACTTTGCTTTTCAAACAGAATTAAAAAATGAGCAAGACGCTTTCAACTATTTCATGAACTAATGACTATACAATATAAAAATCAAGGTTTTAAACAAACAGACACAAGTAAAACTACGGTGCTTACTTGTCCTACTAATGCAACAATTATAGTTAAAAGTATATATTGTGCAAACAATGATGCATCATCAGGCATTGTGGTAAATATGAATTTTGTTGACTCGTCAGATTCCAGCACTGAATACGAATTTTTTCGAGATGAAGTAGGTGCTAAGTCACAAGTAAATGCTTCACCTCAAGGCTTGAATTTAGAAGCAGGTGATGCTATAACTGCGCAAGCAGCTACAGGAAGTAGTAAAATACAAGGCCTGATAAGTTATGCTTTAATAGACAGATCGCAAGAAAATGGATAAAGATATATTAAAAATACACTGCACTACAGTTACTATTTGTAAAAACACATGGACTGGTAAAGTATATAAAGATGAAGAAGAAATGAAAGCGGATGTTGCAGATCCAAATACAGCTACGACAATGGATCATATTAAACAGGATACAACAGTACATGTATCTCCTAAAGGTATGAACGCATTGCAAAAAATATTTAATGGAAAAAAATAGTCCACAGGGCGGAACTGAATTACAATTAGCTTACCTACGTAAATATGTAGATAACAAGTTGTTAGATCGTGTACAGATAACAACATCTGTGCCAGAGCATATACCTTTATCAAAAGATAAACCAAATATACTATGGCAAAAAAATTCTTGGGATCAACCAAACATACATCCTTGGTTTAAAGATAAAACAAATCACAATAAATATGATTGGTATGTATTTAACAGTCATTGGAATTATGAAAATTTTACAAAGTATTTTGATTTACCTACAGAAAAATGTGTAGTTATAAAAAATGGTATAGATAATATAAAACCTAGAGAAGAAATATATAAACCTAAAAGACAAAAATGTAGAATTATACATCACTGCACACCATGGAGAGGATTAAATGTATTACTTGGTGCTATGGAGTTAGTAAAAGATCCTATGATAGAATTAGATGTATTTTCTAATTGTCAAGTATACGGTAAAGATTTTGCAGATGCTAACGATAAACAATATCAAGCTCTGTATGATCATGCAAAAAGATTACCAAATGTAAATTATCTTGGTTTTAGAAATAACGAATGGATAAAAAGACATCTTAAAAATTACAATATGTTTGTATATCCAAGTATATGGGAAGAAACATTTTGCATATCATTGTTAGAAGCTATGGCTGCAGGTTTGTATTGTATTGTATCAAACTACGGTGCTTTGTATGAAACAGGAGCAGAGTATCCAATGTATCTTACACATAGTAAAAACTATCACTTCTTAGCACAAAAGTGTGCAATAGGTATTGAGTCTGCAAAGAAAACATTAGATCAACCAGCAATTATACAGCATTTGAATAGACAAGTAGAATATGCTAATACCTATTATGGCTGGCCAAAGATAGCTATAACTTGGACACATTTATTGAAAGGAATATTAAATGAAAAATAATGAACCCATAACGTTTGATCTAACAGGTCAATCAGAAGTAAATCTTGGATTACCAAAATACAGAATCATGGTAGGCACACCTGTGCATAGTGAGTGCTCTATACATTACACGCAAGCACTTTTAAAATTTCAACAAAGATGTATGCAAAAAAATATATTAGTTAGTTTTACTTTGTATAAATCATCTCTTGTACAACAAGGCAGAAACTTAATTGTATCTGAGTTTTTAAACGAACCAGGTAAATACACACACTTATTGTTCATAGATTCAGACATAGACTTTCAAGCTGAAAGTATATTTAAAATGTTAGACAAAGATAAAGATATTATAGCTGTGCCATACCCAATGAAATATATTGACTGGGGTAAGATTAAAAGAAGAACCGATATGTTTAAACTTACAGATGAAAAAGATATAGCCAAAGCTGGTTTTCATTACCCTATTAAAGTAGAGGGTATGAATGAAGTGATAGTTGACGATGGTGTAGCAGAGGTAACTCACGCACCTACAGGATGTATGTTAATTAAGAGAGATGTTCTTGAAAAGATGATAAAGAAATATCCTGAGTTGGAAATACATCAACCTACGTTAGTCAATGGTAAAGAAGATTATAAGAAGAATTTCTACAATTTATTTGAATGTTTACATGACCCAAATACTAAACAGTATTATGGTGAAGACTTTGGTTTTTGTAAAAGATGGACAGCTATGGGTGGTAAAATACACCTATATTGTATGGATCATATATCACACACAGGAGAATATGAATATTGTGGTAGATATTGGGATGAACTTAAAGCTTCTCAAAAGGCCATAGACATACGAGAAAAGGCTGTTGACCAGCCCAAAAAAATCACATAAAATAATACTTTACAGGATCTGTAAGCCTGCCAATAACAATTTAGCTAAATTATGACAATATCTAGAGGACAGATGAACAGACAATTATATGGATTAGGGAGCCTGGTAAAGAAAATTACCAGAGGAGCTAAGAAAGCTGTTAAAAAAGTAGCAGGTGGTATAGGCGATATTCTATCTTCTGATATTGGTAAAGCTGCTTTGTTAGGATTTGGTGCATATAAACTAGGCCCTATGATAGGTAGTAAACTAGGAACTATGTCTGTGCCAAAGTTTTTAACAGGCACAACAGCTAAAACACTTGCAGCAGGAGCTGCAGGGGCATTGTTTGGTGGTGCGTTTGCAGGTAAAAGTGAAGAAGAAATTGCAGAAATTACTAGAGATACCAACAGTTTAAAAGGTTATCTAACTCAATATTATACAAATCTAAACCCAGAATTAAGACAAAGACCTGACCTTGTGCAAAAGTTTGTAGACTCTCAAGTTGCAGAATACAACGAAGGTAGAGGTGGATATGCAGAGGGTGGAGATACAGCCAGCGATAACGCCATGCAAGCGGCGGGTATCGAGGGACTGCCTGTAAGACAGAATCCAGGGGGTATTATGGAGCTAGATCTTAGAAATACTGGTGGATTTATACAACCAGTTGGTATAAAAGAAAAAGCAGACGATATCCCAGCGATGTTGTCAAATAATGAATTTGTATTTACAGCTGACGCTGTGCGAGGCATGGGTGAGGGAGATGTAAATAAAGGTGCTGAACGTATGTACAGCATGATGAAAAACCTTGAAAGAGGAGGAAGAGTTTAATGGCAGAAGTTCAAACAGTAAGACAAGCTCCTGCAGAGTTTATAGAAGCAGCAGCGAAAACATATTTAGATGATCTAACAAAAGCAGTTGGTGGTTTTAAAACACAAGACTTATCACAAGTCATGGGTCCACAGTTTGTTGCTGGTCCTGGTGCATTAACAACACAAGCAGAAGGTTTAGCTTCTGGTCTTGGTGGTTTCCAACCATTCTTAACAGCAGCACAAGGATTAACTGGACCAACAGCTTATCAAGCTTACATGTCTCCGTTTCAGCAAGATGTTATTGATACTACACTTGCAGAATTTGATAGACAAACACAAGCTGGCTTACCTTCACTATCAGCTCAAGCAATCAGTGCAGGAGCGTTTGGTGGTGGAAGACAAGGTGTTGCAGAAGCAGAATACTTAACAGGTCAAGCTAGAAACAGAGCAGCATTACAAGCTCAACTATTAGGACAAGGATTTACTCAAGCACAAAATTTATCTCAACAAGATTTCTTACGAAATATAAATTTAGCGCAACAAACACCTGCATTGTTAGGTCAACAAATAGCAAGCTTAACAACACTAGGTGGTCAACAACAAGCAAGAGATCAAGCAACGTTAGCTGCGCAACAACAACTTGCACAAAGACAAGCTTTCCAACCTTTGGAAGCAGCTCAGACTTTAGGTTCTGGTATTGTGCCTTTGATATCAGGATATCCTGGTGCAGAGAGAAGCACAGTAATGCCATCACCAAGTCCTTTACAAACAGGATTAAGTGCAGGTGCTACGTTAGCTGGTATCTATAGGTTATTTAAGGGGTAATATGAGTATAACGTTAAAAAGACCAATGTTTAGAAAAGGTGGAGAAGTTAACGAAGGTATCATGGAGTTAGCTCAACCTAGAACTAATTACAGAACAGGTACAACAGAAGAACAAATTCAAGAAATATTTGATGTTTCAGGATTAACACCATCAGGTAAAAGTTATGCTGAAACAGCTATGAGACTTGCCAACTTAGGCAAACCATCTGGCGGAGATTTATTAACTAATGTTTTAATTCAAGGTGGATTAAGAGGTATGTCAACAGCAGGTAAGGGTGGCACACTTGCAAACTTAGCTTCTGCTTTTGAAGCGCCTGTTGCTTCAGCATTAAAACAAAGACAAGCAGGTAAAACTTTAGGTACAGCTGGTGCTTTAAAAGGTCTTGAATTAGGTATTAAGAAAGATATTGCAGATAGAACAATAGACGCAAGATTAAAAAATAAACAGTTTGAGTCTGGTACTATTGCAGCGATTACAAAAGAAGTACAGTCCGCTTTAGGTAAGGATGTTGTGGGAGATGAAGCTAGAAGAATAGCAGTTAACATAGCTCCTAAAGTTGCCAAAGCAAGAACAACTACTGGTGTATTTTATCAAGGTATTTTAAAAATGGATGACAATGATAAAAGTAAACCAGATCTACCAAGATTAAAAGGACAACCAGACGGAGCTGTTTTTATCAATCCATACAATAACTTATTTTACATTGTAGACGGTGGTAAGTTAGTATTAGCAGATCAGAATATTT